GCAGGCGCAGGAGGCGAGCCTCGCCGCGCGCGGCCTTGCCCCGGGATCAAACAACTGGGGCTCGGTACAGGACGCCCAGAACCGGCAGGACACCGATCAGACCGCAGCGGCCGTCGTTGCCGGTGGCGCGGAGCAGTCGCGCATGCTGTCCGACGAGCGCGCCGGGAACCAGCAGCAGCAGGACTACGCCAGCTTCTTGAACAACCTGCGCAGCGGCCAGCTGCAAGAGCGGCAGGCGGTGCGCAATCAGCCGATCAACGAGATCAGCGCCCTGATGTCGGGATCGCAGGTCACCGTGCCGCAGTTCCAGCAGTTCTCGCGGCAGGGCGTCGATGCGGCCCCCATCGGCCAATACATCAATCAGGATTACCAGAACAAGGTCAACGCGGCCAACGCCACCAATCAGGGCCTGTTCGGGCTCGGCGGCGCGGGCCTCGGCATGTTCTCGTTCTCCTCGGATCGCCGCCTGAAGAAGGAAATATTCCCACTGCGCGGCCGTCAGCTGGCCGGGCTGCCGCTCTACGCCTACCGCTACGACCAGAAAATCTACAAGGACCTGCCACGCGGCATCCAGATCGGCGTCATGTCCGACGAGGCTCGCAAACTTCACCCCGATGCCGTTCACGTCGACAGGCAAGGTTACGATGTCGTCGACTACGGCCTGCTCCTGAGGAGACACTGATATGGCCCTACCACCCGGCGCAATTCCGCAGAACTCGATGCCGCGAGGTGGTGGCCTGCCACCGCCACCGCAGCCCGGCGGCGGCATGGGCCCACCGCCCGGCGCGATCCCGCAGGGCGCACCCATGGGACCACCGCCCGGGCCGCCCGGCATGGGCCCGCCCGGCATGGAGCAGCCACCGATGATGCCACCGATGCCTGTGGGCACGGCCGTGTCGATCATGGACCCATCGCAGATCATCCCGCCCGGCGGGATGGTGCCACCGCCCGGACCGCCTCCGGGTGGTCCACCCGGCCTTGAAGGACCGCCTCCGGGCCCTCCGGGGTTGGGTGGTCCTCCTCCGGGTGCCGGTGGACCTCCGGGTATGGGACCACCACCCGGTGGCCCGCCTGACCGGCAGAAACTGGCGGCACTGATGATGGCCGGAGGTCAGAGGTAAGCCATGCCCGCGAACAAGGAAGTCGAGGCCTATATCCGGCAGAAGGCGATTGCACTGGGGATAAACCCGGAGGTCGCCCTCAAGGTCTCGCGCGCCGAGGCCCTCAACGTTTTCGACCCGTCGCAACCCGACCGGGGCGGCGACGAGGGCTCTTCCTTTGGCCCGTTCCAGCTCCACTACAAGGGCATGTCGAAGTCGATGCCCAATGCGGGGATGGGTGACGACTTCACTGCCGCGACCGGCCTGCACGCCAGCGATCCCTCGACATGGCGGCAGCAGGTCGACTTCGCCCTCGGGCAGGCCAAGACCGGCGGCTGGGCTCCATGGATGGGAGCAGAGAAGATCGGCATTACCGGCAAGATGGGCATCGACGGCTCTGCCCGGGCGATGCAGCAGCCGGGCGAGCAGTCGGTCACCGAGTATCGTAATCGGCCCCAGCAGCCCGCTGGAGCGCCGGGAGAGGTCCCGCCGATGCCTCAACCCGTTTATGTCGGCGGCGCGCCTGTACCACCTGCTCCTGTGGACGAAGCGGGCCGGACGCAACTGGCACAGACGGCCGCTCCGGCCACGCCTGCAGCTCCTGCGCAATCCGGCGGCGGGGTGTTCGATTGGCTCAAGGGGCACCTGAAGACCGGCGAAAAGGGCGATGACGCCCGCAAGAACCTCGCCACGGCGATGTCCGGGATGGCAGGCAAGCAGCAGACCGTGCCGCAGATCGTCCAGCCGAAGGCGGCGCGCGTCGACGATCCGACAATTGCGACAATCGATCCGCAGCAGGCGCTGATGCAGCGCCAGCAGATGGCCGAGATCATGGCAAAACTCAATTCAGGAAAGCTGTGGGGATAATGGCAAGGTTCGCAAGTTTCTCACCCTTCAACACCACCGGCACCCCGGGCAATGGTGGTCTCACCCTCGATGCGCTGATGAAGCGGCAGGCCGATCTGGCCAAGAACGCCACCCAGCTGCCGGAGGCGCAGGACATGCGCTCGCCGTGGCAGGGCGCGGCCTATCTCGCCAACGTGCTCGGCGACAAGATCAGCCAAGGCCGCGCCGCCAACGACATCACCGCCACCCGCGATGCGCTGGCCAAGGTCACCTCTGGCATCGACTACGACGCCGGGGCGACCAACCAGCAGATCAACGAGATTGCCCAGTACAACCCGGAGCTGGCCGAGAAGCTGATGCAGCAGCGGATGGACCGGGCCAAGGAGCAGCGCGGCTACACCCAGCAGCGCGAGATGCAGGATGCCGGGTTCACCCATGCCGACACGTCGCGGGAGGATCAGCAGACTTTCCAAGGCGGGCAGCAGGAGGACCAGCAGCAGTCGACCATCGACGCGGCAACCGCCTCAGACGAGCGCAAGAAGCAGGAGGAAATCCGCAAGGCCGAGGCTGGGGCCAAGCACATCGTTTCCGGCGACGAGGCCGCCAAGCTCGGCGGCGATCCCGGTCGTCAGTACACGGTCAGCGCCGATGGCACCACGCTCACCGATATCACGCCGACGCCCACCACCGAATATCGACCGATGACGCCGGACGAGATGAAGGCCTACAACCTCGATCCGAGCAAGTCGTGGCGGTTCAACATCAAGGAAAAGAAGCCGGAGCCAGTCGGCAGCGAAGTGCAGCAGCAGCTGATCCCGTCCGAAGTCGGGGCCAAGCTCGGCCTCGCCGACGAGTTCCTGCGCAATTACGACAGCATCGTCGCCTCGGCGACGTCAGGCGACCTGACCGGGCCCATCGACACGTTGTCGGCGCGCTACGGACGTGGTGACGGGGCCGATGCCTACGGCAAGATCAAGCAGGGAACCGAAGGTCTGGTCCGGCTAATGACCGGTGCTGGCATGAATGAACAGGAGGCGCGCGACCGCGTCGCCCAGTACGAGCCGTCCTACACCGACAATGCCGCTTCAGTGCTCGGCAAACTGCAACGCCTGAAGAACGCCATCGACGCGGTGCGCACGGGTGCAACCTTCGGCCGCAATGCCCCACCGGCTCCGGGCGGTGGCGGCGGTGGCGGCGGATCGTCGGTCGATGATGCATTGAACCAGTATGGGGATCGATAAGTGGCAACGCTCGAGGAAGTCGAACGGGCCTTCATGAAGGCCCACCAAGCGGGAGACAAGGCCAACGCCAAGGTGCTCGCCGACGAGGTGCGCCGCCTGCGCGCCGACACCGGGCCGACCATCGACAAGGCGCTGAAGGAAAACGCCCAGAGCGAGCTGTCCAGTGCCTCGACCCTCGACCCGACCAAGAACCCCTATCCGACCCGGCAGCAGTACGAGCAGGCCCCGGGCTGGGTGCAGCGCCTGTCCAATCTGCGCGACAGTGCTCTCCTTGCCCAGCGCGGTTTCTTCGGCGGCACGATGGAGCGCATCCCGGCGGCCGGGCGCAGCCTGCTGCCCGGCTCCGAGGGTTACAGTGCGGAGCTGAAGAAGGGCACCGACGAGATCGAGCGGGCCAAGATCAGGCTCGGCGGTCCCGCATCGACCGTTTCCGAACTGGGCGGGGCGCTGGCGCAGCCGATGAAGGGCAAGCTCGGCACCGACATCGCCCTCGGCGCATCCTACGGCGCACTCGCCAACGACAAGGACCCGCTGACCGGCGCAGCTTTCGGCGGCGGTGGTGCCGCTGCTGGCAGCGCTATCGGCGCGGCACTGGCCAAGGGCGGCACCGAGTTCTCCAAGCTGTGGTCGGCCTACGCCGCCGAGCCCTCGGCCTATGCCAAGCAGATGCTGTTCGAGGCTGGGCAGAAAATGGGGCTGACCGCCGCAGATGTGCGCAGCGCGATCCGCGAGCACGGCAGCGAGACCATGGCCGCCGACGTGCTCGGCAAGCCCGGCACAGCCATCGGCCGCCGCGCAGCCAACGTCTCGCCGGAAGCACGGGAGGTCGTCGAGGCTGCCACCAGCGGCCGCAAGGCCGGGCAGAACGAGCGGGTGCTCGGCACCATGGAGGAGATCGCGGGCCTGCCGGGTGGCGGCCGCCGGGCCGTCGACGACCTGAAGGAGGAGACGCGCCAGCTGTTCCAGCCCGGGGTCAGCCGGGCCTACAAGGAGGCTGCTGCTGCAGGCTACGACCTGCCGCGCACGCCGTTCGAGGATTTGCACCAGTCGCCGATGTTCCAGAAGGCCTACGATCAGGCCGAGAACGACCTGAAGAACCGCGTCGCTGCCGGGCAGGCTGATGCCGGGGGCGAGCTGGCCCGCTACGACGAGACCAAGAAGATCATCGACAGTGTCGGCTCCCAAGCCGCCCGGGCTGGAGACAGGAACACCGCCGATCAGGCCTTGGCCCTATCGCGCAGGCTGCGCGAGGTGATGGACACCTCCATGGCCGGGCCAGAATATGCCGGTGCGCGCGCCGCCGGGCAGAAGGCGGCCAAGGCGCAGGAAGCCATCGACACCGGGCAAAAGCTGGCAGGCAACCGCATCCCCACCGACCTCCCGGGCAAGGCGCAGGAGACCGGCGACCATGGCGTCAAGCGCCTGATCGCGCAGGGCTACACGCTGGAGCAGGCGCAGAACCTTTTGAACAAGGGTTCGACCGAGGCCACAATCAACCTGCTGCGGCGACCAGCCCAGCAGGAAGCGGCGCAGGCAGCGCTCGGCCCTCAGGGCTCGGAGCGGCTGAACCAGCGTCTCGGCACCGAAAATATGTTCAACGCCACCAATCGCGAGCTGGTCGGCAATTCAACCACAGCGCGGCAACTCGTCGAGGCCGGATTGCTGGGCGCGGGCGGTGCGGCTGGTGGTTACCTTACCGGCTACGCCGACCCCCTGACCGGCGGTGCGCTCGGCTTCGGCCTGAAGGCCCGGTCGCTGGGCAAGACTGCCGCCGAGAACATTGCCTCCAAGGCCTTCCAGAAAGCGGCCCCGGACGTCGCCGAGCACCTCGTCGGCTCGCCGTCGACGATCCCGTTCGAGCGGGTGATCCCGGCGGGCAAGCTGGAAATGGCCGCACCAGAGCTGCGTGACTGGCTGACCCGGCTGATGACGCAGGGCTCGATCTCTGCAGGAGGGCGCTGATGGTCGACCTTCTCAAACAGCCGACACTGACGCCGCACAAGAACACCATCCGCGAGGGCATGGAGCAGGCGCTCGGCGATTTCTACCGGGCGCTCGGCTACAGCGACAATTACAGCCGGGGCGTCGGCGCAAGCAATCTGCTCGAGAACACCACCGGCCTCGGGGCTTTTACCTCGGGCCAAGATGCCGGAGAGAGCGCCGGTCGCGGCGACTGGAAGGGCGCAGCGGGCAACCTCGCCATGGCCGGACTGGCCGCCATGCCGGGCGGCAGCGAGGCTCGCGCCGGGGTCAAGAAGGTCGCCGAGGAGGTCGCGGCTCCGGCCCTGCGCGATGAGCTGGCCGCCGTGGTGCGGCCATCGCAGGAGAAGTCGGGCATCTTCGACTACAGCGTCAAGAACGCACCCTACGACGCCGGGGTGCAGCGCTTCGTGCCGAAGAAGGTGCCGGAGCGCACCCAAGACCTGATGAACAACCCCGAGGTTTACGACAAGTTCATGCAGGGCATGGAGCGCGGCCTGCCGGTCAAGGACTGGTACGAGACCGGGCCGCTGGAAAAGTCGTTCACCGAGCAGTTCGGGGCCGACACCGGCCGCGACCGCTTCAACCAGTTCATCGACGCGGTGGCCGCCACATCGCCACGATCCGATGTCGGCACCAACGTCAGGAACGCCAGCTACTACTATGGCAAGGCGCAGCCGTTCCCGGGACGCAACTCGATCCCGTCGATTTCCGACCTGCCGCCGAAGAACCCGAAGCCCTACGGGCATCTCGCCCAGAACCTGCACCGGATGAACGCCGAGAAGATGGTGTTCCCGGGCGGGGCCGGGCTCGACTTCAAGGCCAATGCCAAACCGATCTCGTTCGCCGCCAATCTCAAGGGTGATCCCAACCCGGTCACCGTCGACACCCACGCCTTCCGCGCCCCGAACATCCTGTCCGGTGATCCGCGTTTTCTCGAGCGTTCCTTCATGAACGAGAAGGGAGCCACGCCGAGGAACATTCAGGACGAGCTGGCGATGGGCGACCTGACCATGGAGGACGCGCAGAAGCGGGGGGCATTGTGGGCGTCGAAGCCGCTGCCGACCGAGTATGCCGCCTATGAGGACCTCTACCGGCGCGGAGCCAACGATCTCGGCATCACACCGAGGGAAGCGCAGGCGGCGTCGTGGGTCGGCCACGGGCCGATGACCGGGCTGGAGAGTGCGCCGAAAAGCTTCATGGACTTCATGGAGGAACGCATCCTCAAGACCGCCCGGGAGCGCAATATGGACCCGCAGGACGTCTGGAACAAAGCCATGCGCGGCTCGATGCCGCTGCTCGGCGGTGCCGGAGCCGGGGTCGGCCTCGGGGCTTCGATCCTCTCGCAGCCGGGCGAAAAGAAACAGGAGTATTGATCATGCCTTGGGATGGTAGCGGCAATTTCACACGGTCTTACAAGTGGCAGGACGACGCCACGGCCGACATCAAGATCAGGGCCGACCGGCACGACAGCAACGACGACGACATTGCGTCAGGGCTGGCGAACGCCATCGCCAAGGATGGCCAGTCGCGGCCGACCGCCGATATTTCGCTGAACGAGCACAAGATCGTCGATCTGACCGATCCGACCGACGCGCAGGATGCCGCCACCAAGAAATACGTCGACACGTTCAAGACCTTCTCGACCGGCATCACCATCTCGGGCGCGGACGATAACGGGCGGATCAGCTTCTCCTCTGCCACCGGCATACAAGGGCTTTCGTTCACGGCGGCCGACTTTGCTTGGCTGGCGCGGCTGGCCGCTGTCGGGCCGCCTGCGCTGCTCAACCGGCTGGTGCTCAACACCAAGGCCGATGGCACCGGCACCGACGTCATCGAGCTGCGCGACGACGGCAGCGCGCTGTTCACCGGCAAGGCGACCGTCAGGGGCACCAGCGCCCAGTTCCAGATCGTGCCGACAGCGGGCAACGGCCATGTCTACTGGATGGCAGCGGACGGCGTGACCACCCGCATGATCATGTACACGTCGGGCGGCGCGCAGGGCAACGGCGTCGTCTCGCTCGGCAACGGTGTCACCTTCCAGTTCGGTGCCGATGGCAATCTCTATGGCCATGGCGGTGCCTACCTTCAGGGGACCACCGGCAATATCGTCGGCTCGGTGTGGAACAGCTGGGGAGCGGGCGACGCTTATAGCGCCATCAACCTCCGCATCGAAGCCCGGGCGCAGGCATGGGCAGCGTCCTACCTCAACAGCGCGGTCACCAGTATGCGCATGGCCGGTGAGACGGCGTTCAACCGCAGCGGCGTCACCGGCAAGTGGCAAACCAGCGGTTATGTCTTCACCGGGGTGCAGGGCACATCCGGCGGCGGCGACGCCACCTATTTCGCCCGCCAGCCGCAGCACTTCATTCCAGCCGTTGGCTGGCAAGCATCATTCCTGTTCTAGGAGGGGCACACATGAACGTCATCAAAAACTGGGGCAAAATGATCGAGACCGAGGTGACCATTCCAGCGGCAACGATACCTCATTTCAATGAAGGCGAGCCCGATATTGTCGTCGTGCCGGAGCGCACCGTCCGGGTGCAGGGCAACGCCGATGGCACTTGGTACAACCTCTCCAAGGACATCCCGCACAAGGATGGCCAATGGTTCATCGCGGTGCAGGAGGAAGACGGCTTCATTGCCTGCTGCGAACGCGATCCGACGATGATCTCGCTCGTCGGCTACGACATTTTGCAGATCGAGCATCCCGGCCCGCGCGAAGCGATTTTCTGCAAATTCTGGAACGGCAAGGAGGTCGTCGATGACAACGGTCAATCGTGAGCTGGTGCTCAACCAATATGAACCGTCGACGTTCTCGCTGCGCGCCCCGCGCGGGTCCGACCTGACGATCAACACGCAGCTGCTCGACCAGAACCGCAACCCGTACACCGCCGACATCGAGGCGACGATCCTCTTGACCGGGCGATCCTCGGCGCGCGATCTGATCTACGCCATGCCCGCCGTCGACATCGCCAACGGCAAAATTCGGGCTGTGATCCCGGGCGACGAGCTGACCGACCAGAACGGCTACAACGTGGTGGTCACTGGCAGCCTCGACGGGGCGATGTACATTCTCGCACAGGGTTATCTGATGCTCGCTGGCAAGGGCGTTTCGGTGGCGCAGGCAGAGACCATCACCAACATTCCGCTGACCATCACCCGGGGCAATGCCATCACGCTCGACCTGAAACTGTGGCAGGACGAAGGCAAGAATGCGCAGTACCTCGGCGCGTCGATCAGCGCCGTGCTGCGCACCAATGCCACTGGCCCCGTCGTGCAGGAGATCACCGTGACGCCGTTCGGCCTGCCCAACGAGTTCCGCCTGACGCTGACCGCCGAGCAGACGGCGCTGCTCACCCAGATCACCGTCCGCTACTGGGAGGTCGTCGCCGTCGTCGACGCCACCGCAATGACCCTCCTGCAAGGCGAGGTAATCGTCCTATGACCAAGGTGGTTGTCGATCTGAAGCTGGTGGCGCTGGCCGATGCGTTCGACGTGACGGTCCCGGTCGCCCGGGAGATGGCAACGCCGCCGCCGCCGCTCGATATCGGCCTCGTCGAGCTGAACGAGGTCGGTGTCGAGGTCCCCGGCCCAGAAGGTCCAGACGGCCCACAGGGGCCGACCGGATCGCAGGGGCCGCAAGGTGTGCAAGGTCTGCAAGGTCCGCAGGGCACCCCCGGTCTGCCGGGCGAGACTGGACCGGAAGGACCGGATGGACCGGCAGGGCCTCAGGGCGAGATAGGCCCGCAGGGCAACGAGGGTCCACCGTCCTTCCCTGACGCGCCGGAAGATGGCGACACCTATGGTCGCAAGGATGGCGCATGGGTCGAGGTGACAGGCGGTGGTGGTGGAACCGGCTCGCTCATCGTGTCCGACACCGAGCCCGCTGATCCGGCCACGCCCAACCAGACGATCTGGTGGGAGAGCGACACCGGCAACCTGTTTCTCGACTATGACGACGGCAACACCCGGCAATGGGTGCAGGTCGGCGGCCCAACCTTTGGCAGCGGTGCAACCGGGGCGCAGGGACCGACCGGCGCAACCGGCCCAACCGGGCCAGAGGGCCCGGAGGGTCCAGAAGGACCAGAGGGTCCCGAAGGTCCCGCAGGCCCGACCGGCGCAGATAGTACCGTACCGGGTCCGACTGGGCCGACCGGCGCAACTGGAGCGACCGGCCCCGCAGGCGCGGACAGCACAGTGCCCGGCCCAACCGGCCCGACAGGTGCCACCGGGGCGACCGGCGCGCAGGGCTCAATCGGCCCGCAGGGTGTTCCCGGCACGACCGGACCCGCAGGAACAACAGGGGCTGCAGGCGCGACTGGCGCGACTGGACCGGCAGGCACGACCGGCCCCGCAGGGGCGACAGGCGCGACAGGTGCGACCGGACCACAGGGCGTCCCCGGCGCGAATGCGATCAATGCCGCACTCTACACCTGCTCGATCTCCAACACTGGCACGCAGTCGATCACTCAAAACACCCCGGTCAAAGTGACCGCGCTCGGCGCGGTCGACTGGGACCCATCGTCATTCTGGGATAATACCAACAAACGGATCAAGCCGACCTTGGCCGGGCTCTATCTCTGCTCCGGCCGCGTCACGCTGGTGAACCTGCAGGATGGCCGCCGCATGGTCGTCTGGATCGTCAAGAACGGCTCGACCTCCTACATGGTCTCTCGCGGCACCTCGGGCGCGTCGGGGCAGGCTACAGGCTTCGGCGGCTCGCAGCTCATCCATTTCAACGGCACCACCGATTACATCGAGCTGCAAACCTATCAGGCCGGAGATCAGGCCGAAGCTATCGAAACCTCCGCCTACTACACCACCCTCTCAGCGCAATTCGTGGGGACCTGATGGCCTTCGATTTTCCAGCCACGCCGACAACCGGCACGATCTACAGCCCCGCAGGTGGGCCGTCCTACCGCTGGGACGGCGACAAGTGGCAGCTGGTCTCGACCCAGTACCGGCTGAAGACGGCTGAGCCGCACAACTACCTGATCAACCCGGTTTTCAACTATCTTCAAGGCCTGACCGGCCCCTACGCCACCGGCTATATCGGCGACAACTTTGCCTTCTATCGCGTTCTCTCGACCGGCGTGGTGAGCAGCCAGAGCAGGATCGCCAAGGTGTCGCCTCGGGGCTCACGGTACCGCCTGCGGTCTATAGTCACCACGCCGCAAGCGGCGATGAGTGCGGCACAATTCGCCCTGATAGAGACCTATATCGAGGGTTTCGAATTAAACCCGCTGGCGTGGGGTCTGGCGCAAGGCAAGCCAGCTGTCCTCACCTTCGGCTGGAATGGACCGGCGGGCACTTACTGCGTTGCGGTCAGCAACAGCCCGATCACCCGGACCTTCCTTGCGGCCTTCACGGTGCTCCCCGGGGAGGCGAACACCGACGTCTATTTCAGCATCCCGATCTCGCCGCCGCCCAGCGGTACCTTCCGCACCGACATCGGCATCGGGGTCAGTATCGACTTCGGTCTCGCGTGCGGGTCCGACTACCTCGGCTCGGCCGGGTGGAGCACCGGCGAGTTTATCGGCATCACCGGGCTGCAGGCCAACGGTCTCGCCGCCGCCAACACGTTCGAGCTGTTCGACACCGGCTTCTTTGCCGACCCGGACAACACCGGACTGCCGCCGGTCTGGGACCCACCCAACGAGATCGACGACCTGCGCCGCTGCAAGCGTTTCTACGAGACCGCCATCCCTTCCGGCTTCAGCGGCAACGTCACCAGCGGCCAGTCATATACCGCCTTCGGCCGGTTCGAGGTGGCGAAGAGCGGCAACCCGACCCTCTCGGGCACCAACGGTGCCAACACGTCCTTCGGGGCGACGGTCGGCACGCTGGCCAACTTGGGCGACTTCCGAACATTCTCCGAGGCCCGGGCGGCCACTGCCACCGCCACCGGGCTCTTCCGCACTTTGATCACCGGCAACGCGAGGTTCTGATGAAATACGTTTCAGCAACATGGGTACCCGACGACACGGGCGACGAGGCAAGCGGCTCGATCAGGGCGGTTGGCGACGACGGGAACATCTACTGGGTCTCGTCGCACAGCAGCACTGTGCCGCCATGGCCCGAGTTCCTCGCCGAGGGTGGCACGGTCGGTCCACCCGAGAATACGACCGACGAGAACATCACCAGCGCCCCGGACGATCTGACCGGCGGCCCAACCTTAGGAGAGATATTCCATGGCAACCAGTGACATCATTACGGCCGCATCCAAGCCGATCTTCTACACCCGCGTCGCCTTCATCGCCCTGAAGGCAGCGCAGAATGTCGCCAACGAGGACCCGGGCACGCCTAACCACGCAGTGCGGGCCGCCTATGCCGGGCGGGTGCTGACCGGCGAGGACAAGGCCCTGCTGATCGCCCTGCACATTGCCGCGTCGAACAGCACCATCGCCGCGACGTTGGAGACCGGCGGCGGTGAAGCCGTGCCAGATGGCGATCTGGAATTTGCCATGGGACAGATTTGGGACGCGCGGGCAAACGCCTTCGTGGGGACCTGATAACCGGAAAGGAAAAGACCATGACTGACAAGACAATCGACGAACGCAAGGCTGAGCTGGCAGAGCTGCTGAAAGATGCCTCGAACCAACCGGCAACACCGGAGGGCGCACAGGGCGCATTCAGCATCCCGAACCTGTGGGGCCTCGTTGCCGCGCACCTGTTCGATGCCATTGAGCAGATCGTTCAGGAAGCGATCCAGCGGTTGCGGGACGAGCAGAAAGGGAAATAGCGATGGTTTATCTGATCGTTTATGTGCTGGTGGTCTGCGCTCTGCTGGCGCTGGTCTACTGGGCTGTACCGGCTCTGGGCACGCCCGAGCCGGTGGCGCGGGTGGTCAGGGTCGGGTCGGTCATCATCGCCTTCGTGGTGATCCTGATCCTGCTGCTGAACGCCTTCGGCATGTCGACCGGTGGCATCCAAACCCCCAAGCTATGAAAAAGGGCCCCCGAGGGGGCCCTGATACTCATGGCAGGTTGTGGTAGAGGACCACCAGCACTGCGGCCACCAGCCACAATGCGAACCAGACGCGGCGCTGCCGTCGTTCCCGTCGTTCGTAGACCTCGTCTCGGCGTTTTTCCCAGTCACTCATTTCCTGTCCCCTTTTATAGATAGTCATGTTGGAACACCTCCAGCTCGATGCCGGTGGCCTTCTTGACGCGCGTCATGTGGCCCACGGCCGCGATCCGCGCCTTGAAGCCGTAGACGGACGCCTTGAAACCGGCGGCCTTCAGCTGCTCGATCAGCGCCTTGCGCGCCGGGCCCTGAATGTCGGTCTGGATCGCGCAGCCCCAGAAGCGCAGGTTGGGGTCTTGTGGCATCATTTGCATCACTCGTTCTCCGGGGCGGGGAGCGCCGCCAGCGCATTTTTGAGTAGTTCCGGGTAGCGGAACCCGCGACCCTGTTCGATGCCCTCCAGCGTCCGCTGCGGCAGGCCGAGGGCGGCGGCCGCTGCGCGGACAGGCACCTGCCCGCGCCATGTCTTGACCGCGAGGGCCAGTTCCTGTGCTTCGTTCATTGGTCCTGCTCCTCGTCTTCGTCGTTGTCCTCGGCCAACAGGGCTCGGCGCTCGGCCTCGTCCAGCTCGGCCCACCGGGCCTCACGCTCGGCAATGATGCGATCCTTCTCGGCCTGCGGCAGGGCGTGGTAGGCGGCATCCTCGGCGGCGCTGGCGGCCTTCTCCTTGGCGAGGCGCGTGGCCTCCTCCTCGGCGAACATCTCGTCCAGTGTCTGCATCTTGCGGGTCATCGCTTCATCTCCTTCAGTGTGGTTGGAACGGGTGACCAGCCACCCGTTCCCGATCCTGCGGATGATCACCGCCATCACTTGGCCTTGCGGGTTGGCCACTGGTTGAACAGGGTGCCGAGCTTCGACGTGTTGACGATCTGCATGGTCGTCCAGCGTTCGACGCTGCCATCGGCCTTGGTGACGGTCAGGGTCGAGTAACCCCAGACGTGCGAACCGGTCAGCGAGGCGTCGACGACGTCACCGATCTTGTTGACGAGCTTCATGACGAAGAGGTCGTATTGATCGCCTGCGCCCTTGATCATCTCGGCGACGAAGGCGTCGACGTTCTCTGGCTTGTGAGCGCGGATATTCGGCTCGCCCCAACGACGGGTTGCTGCCGTGTAGGTCGTCAGGCGGGTGGCCAGATCGTGGCGCGCCATCTTGGCCCTGTAGGTTTCTCTGCTGTCAGTCGCCTTGCCGCGCGGGTATGCGGCGTCGAGGTCCATGCCGTGCTCTTCCATCTTGGCGAGGTACTTGCCAGCCAGTGCGCGAGCATCCTGCTCGGCGCGGGCGAAGGCGTCCTGCTTCTGCGGCAGAACAGCGGCGGTGATCGGGTTGGCAGTGTCGAGGTGGGCGGCGGTCTTAGGCATGTGGTGTCTCTCTTTCCCTTGTTGGTGGTTCCACCATACGCACCCTGCGTAGAGAGCACAAGAACAAAATGCGCGTGGTGCGTACCTCATTAGAGGTAGCGGCACAAAGAGCGGCACAAGCTCCGGCACAGATTTCCGGGCTTTTCTACCAGCGGCACAAAACGCGGCACAAAAACGGACATGGAAATCCCACGGTTTGGGGCGTTTCGGGCTAAGATGTTGATATTTCAGGAGGTTTTTGGTGAGCGCGCGGGGGTTCGAACCCCGGACCTACTGATTAAAAGTCATTAGAAAGTCATTTGATATCAAGGACATAGGTACCATTTAAACCTGAAATATCAATGCGTTATAGACATATATAGAAAAACACACTAAGGTACATTTAAGCGGTTTTCCGGCACAAAGCGGCACAAATCGGCACAAAAAATTTAGACGGAGTGACACCATGACCACCAAAAAGAGACTGACCGACACGATCTGCGCTTCCGGCGCTCCCGGTACCTATTACGATCACGTCGTCGCCGGGCTGCAGCTCCGGGTCGGCAAGAAGGCGCGCAGCTTCGAAATCCGCATCGAGCGCGACGGCAAGCGCAAGTTTTTCCCGCTCGGCAAGTACGGCACGACACCCCCGGCGCTGACGCTGGCCGATGCCCGCGCACAGGCCAAGGAGATGATCGAGCGCGCCGACGCTGGTGGCGTCGAGCGGGCCGCGCCCGAACCCGAGGTCGAAGCGCCGACGCAGAAGACGGTGAAGGACCTTCTCGACGAGTATGAGGCGCACCGCAAGCGCAAGGGCGAGAAGGTGAAGACGCTGCCGTCAATGATGCACACCCTGCGGCTCTACCTCGACGACTTCCTGACCAAGCCATGGTCGGCCCTGACCAAGGCGGAAATCCGCACCGTCCGCGACCAGATCGCCGATGGCAAGCACAAGAACTCGCGGCGCTATGGGCCGGAGAAAAAGACCCGCCCGGCACCCATCGCCTCCAATCGTTTCTTGGGGTATCTCGGCCCGGTGATGACATGGGCAACGAGCGAGGAGTGGGATGGTATGGGGGCTCATCCGGTCGCCCGCATGCAGCGGCAGGGCACGGAAAGGAAGCGGGACCGATTGCTGACGGAGGATGAAATGCGCGCTATCTGGACAGCTACATTCAACGCCCCGGCCGACAATCGCGCTTCGCAGTCTTATGGGCGGCTGGTGCGCTTCCTGCTCGTCACCATCCAGCGCAAGACCGAAAGCTCGGTCATCTGCCACGGGCACGTCCTCGACGGCAACTGGTACGTCGGCGGCCGCACCGGCAAGGACAACAAGTCCAGCCGCGTCCACCGGCTAAAGCTGCCGTCACTGGCGCTGGCGGCCATGGGGGAGGGCGCTGCCCGTGACCTCGCCTTCCCGGGCCGATTGTTCGACAATGAAGACCCGAAGCCTCTCTCCGGCTTCTCCAAGCTGCACAAGGAGCTGGTGAAGCGGGCAGGCACCGACTGGTGGACCCTGCACGATCTGCGCCGCACCGGGGCGACCGGCATGCGCGATCTACTCGTTCCCAAGGATGATGTCGATGCGGTGCAGAACCACGCCGAGGTCGGTGTGCGTCGCAACTACTTCCACGATGAGAGCTATGAGGCGAAGGCAAAGGCTCTGGAGACGTGGAACGCTCACCTCGTCAATCTGCTGGCGGTCAAGCCTGCTGCCGCTGCTGGTTGATCCATGCTTTCACGGCGGCGCGATTGAAGATGGCAGCGCCGCCGCGACCTTTCGCCAATTTGATGGGCCGGGGAAACCCGGCCTTTTGCTTGTTGGCGAGGTCCGCGCGACTGGAGATGATCCGCCGCTCGAGCAGATCATCGAAGCGCCAGAAGGCGTACTCGTCGTCGCCGACGACGGGGTCCGGTGTCATTTCAGCTCCCCCAATCGCTTCTCGGCCGTGGCGCGCCTGATCCGGCCGTCAAGCACCTGCGCGCAGCTGTCGGCCAGCTCCTTGAAGAAGGCCGCATCGAGCTTGTCCTCCCATGTGGGCAGGATGTCCTCGAGCAGCTCGCCGCGATCCTGCATGCTCAGCTTTTCATCGCTGGCGAGGTCGAGCAGTTTGGTGATGGCTTCCTGACGGAGAGGGGCGGCAGCAGCATCCTTCGCAATAGCGGGGGGCTCTGGGTTGGATGCTGCTGCCTGACCAGCTGCTGACGACGGGTCGGGATCAGCTGGTGTCTCAGGGTCTACTGTCTTGCCGGGCTTCTCGGCAACCGGTTTTTCCTCGGTCTTGGTCTTGTCCCCAGCAAACTGCTCGAGCGCCGGGGCTCCGGTGACCGCCTCCTGCTTCAGCGGCGGGAAGGTCTCGTCGACCGTGGCCATGCCGTCATTGATGGCCTTGCCCATGGCGACCACCTTGGCGATGTCCGGGGCCAGCCAGTCGCGCGCCGGGCGGCCGATCACCGCCTCGACCCGGGGCAGGGCCACCATGGCACTGACGCGCTCGACGGCGCGCTCGCGCCACTTGTCGACGTCCTTGCCGATCTTGGTGACCAGTGCGCTGCGTGCCTGCTCATAGGCGTAGTCGGCATAGGTCTGCAGGGCATTGACGACGACGTTGCGGATCGCCTTCGACGTGCCGATCTGGAAACTGATCTCCTGATTGCGGGCGGCGTCGCCACCGCCGACCCGTGCCGCACCCTTGCGCTGGCGGAACAGCCGGGTCAGCGCAAAGCCGCTCTCCAGATCGATGAAGCGGGCGCTGATCTCCCAGTAGTCGATGCCCTCGTTCGACACCCATGTGTCGACGTCGCAGCTGCCATAGATGCGGGCGACATCATTTGCCAGCTTGATTGAGGGTCCTTCGACCCATGTGGTCTTGCCGGTTTTGTTGTCCTTGAAGGGAATGCGGTAGTACCAGTCCTCCCCGGCGGCGTTCCCCAGCGCGGAGATTTTGCGCAGCACCGCCGCATCGTCGCGCGGCACAACGATGAGCTGCGCCCCGTGAATGAGAGCGGGCGGTGCCGCCTTCTGGATGGCGGGCAGCAGCTCCTGCTTCGGGGCTGCGGCGGCGGCAAATTCGTCGAGCGCCGACTGACGGTCGCTGATCTGTTCGTTCATGACGGTATCTCCTGTTTGAAAAAGGTCTGCATCACCCGCTCGTAGCGCTTGAGGTAGATGTCGAACTGCGTCGCGTCCTCGGGGGTGCGGACATACTCCTTGAGGATCGGCAGGCCGCTCTCGACCGAGGCGTCGACCTCGGCCCGGGTGGCGCGCCGTCCTTTGGCATAGAACTCGAGGTCGACCGGCTCACCCGGGTGGAACAGGAAGCCCGGGCCCTCGCGCCGCACCTTGTAGTCCTTGGTGATCCAGACGGCCGACACCCCGGGGTTGCGGTCGATCATGATCCCGGCCACCACTGCTCCCTCGGGAGGCTCGGCGCGCTTGGCCATCGGGCGTGACAGGAATGGACAGTTGAGGGCGGCGAAGGTGGCGCAGTCGCGGTGGCTCGGCGGCTCCGACGTCACCCGGTTGACGACGCACATCGGGCCGATGACGAAGGCCTTGTAGGTGCCGAGCTGGTCGCCGCAAACCCAGCAGCGGCTCTGCCCGATGCAGCGGCGCAGGTGTTCCGGGTTCATGACAGCAAAATCGGGCTGGCCGTTGAACCAGCTCACGAAGGCCGGGACCGGGTAACCGCGCTTGTCACGCGGCATGGTCTTCATGCGCGGCGGCAGGCCGCCGATCCATTCACGTTCGATGCTCATGCTGCCTTCTCCTCCTCGGCTGCGGTGCGGGTGACGCGCAGCACCGGGAACTCCTTGGCCGGGACCACATACTCCCCGCGCCGGGTGATCTTGTGGGTGATCTTCCAGCCGTCAGCCAGCGCCGCCTCGGCACCGCGCAGCTTCTCGACCAGCTCGGCGTTGAGCGCCTTGACCGAGGCCTCGGCCTCCTTGATCTCGCTGTTCAGCCGGTCGCGATCCTCCAGCACCCGGTAGATGCGGTTGTCAGTCGACAGGTCGAGCGGGGCCGCCACCTCCGGCCGGGGCGGGTACAGGTGGGCGATGATCGCGGCGTCGCGCTCATAGTCCGGGGCCGGGTAGCGCCGGGCGGCGACGTTGGCCCAGAAGTCGATGGCAAGGTCCCTGATGCGCTGCTCGGCCGCCTCATGGCGCGGCACCTCGAACAGGTGCAGCTCGGCGTCGAAGGTAGAGACCGAGAGTACGGCGAGAAGGCCGCCATCTGCCTCAAGGAGCGCGTTCTCGCATGCGGTCTGCAGAACGTACCCGACAGGCGGCACGCCCTCCCAGCGGTCAAATGTGGGCTGGCTGATGGTCTTGATCTGGCAGTTGAGGCCGCGCCCGTCATTGGTGGTGACCAGAGCGTCGGGCGTGCAGCCGATCTTGGCCTCGGTGTCGATGTAGAAGGCGTTGGGCCGGGTCACCTCCCAGTCCGGGTGCTCCTCCCGGAGATACTCGACCGCCGCCGCCTCGAACATGCGGCCACGCTTCATCAGCGTGTTCTCGGGCAGCGGGATGAACTCGACCTTCTCGGCGTAGACCTGCAGGGCGCTGCGGTAGGGATCGACCCGGGCGACCGCGCCGATGTCGGAGGCGGTCAACGCCTCCCTGCGCCACTCGAGCCACTGCTCGCGGCTGGTGATGGGTCTGATCTCGATCATTGCTCAGGGCTCCCGCTCTCGCCGTCCTTGCGCTGCCGTTGCTCCGACTTCAAAAGGTGCCTGCGCACCGCCACGCCGTCGAGGCCGCCGGTCGCTTCCCAGTTGGCGACGCGCTCCGGCGTGCCGTAGCTCTCGGGCGGCAGGTAGAGGTGGATAAAGGCAAGGATTTCGTTCAGCGCCCGCCAACCCTTGGGGTCGGAGGAGTTCATCGTCATCTCCAGCCGGTCGGCCAGCACGCCCGTCATAAAACGGCCGGGAATGTGGCCTTCCTCGACATAATCCTGCAGTGATCGGCGCAAGTGAAATGGGACGCGTGACCAGTCTGCTTTAGACAGTGGTATCATGGCTTCTCACCCATTGTAATTAGTTCGAGCGCTCCCTCGCACCGATACATCAAAGACACATCCGGTGAAAAAAACAAGCGCCGCATTCAACCCAAACAAGGCGTTAGCGCCGTCTTCTTACCTATCACGCAAAAGTGATCGACTATTTTCGGAGGGGCAAACTAAGCAATTAGGTTTAAATGTAGCTGGCCTGACCAAGGGGGTTATCCACAGCTTTCCACAGGGCAAATTGTCGCCTAGTGGACCGTGTATTCATTGGGGGTTGACCATCATAAAACCGTCAAATTTGGTGCATTTCTGGGTTGCACCAATTGTGGCAAATGCACGTCCAGATTTTAAACCCAACATCCCTGACTGCAGGCTGACATCCGCCTGACAGGTCAGTCCCCAACCGTTGAAAATAAATATTTCAGCGAGCACGGTGGGGAATGTCACGCAAACTTAAGTATCTCCCGGACGATCCGATGGTGCTCGCCTGCAAGCGAGCCATCAAGCGCATGGGCGGCCTCACCGAGGTCGGCCGGGTCTTCGGCGTGACGCCGCAGGCCGTCTACAAATGGGAGGTCGTGCCGCCGGAGCGCGTGCATGCCATGGCGCTGGTCAGCGGCATCTCGATCTACGAACTCAGACCGGACCTGCATGGAACAAAGCCACGCGACAAGCTGGCAGGCTAACAACCAAAGAAAGGGCTGCCATGACCTTGGCCAACCAGCGCATCTGGAACGATGACGACCGCAAGATCGTGGCCGGGCTGCTCCTCGAGGGGGCCTCGGCATCGCAGGTGGGCAAGGCCCTCGACATCAGCCGCAACGCCGCCATCGGCCGCATATCCCGCGACCCTTACCTGCACCCGCTGATGTGCCATGGCGGCCGCCCCAGCACGACAATTCACCACCGCCCCGCATGGCGCGCCACGCCCAGACCACCCACCGAACCCGTCCCACCCGATCCAGAGCCAGAACCCGATGAGCAGCTGATGCCGCTGATCGCCACCGGCAGCACCCGCTGCAAGTGGCCGGTGCGCGCCGATCCCGTGGCCCTCGGTGGCATCCTGTGCTGCGGCCGCCCGACCAAGCCCGATCAGGTCTACTGCGAGCAGCACCGGGAGAAGGCGAAGCGAAAATGAGACCGCTCTACGAAACCGAACGTGATCTGGGCAATGAGGAGAAGGTGCTCGCCTTCCTCGCCGAGCAATGGGCCCTGTCGGGATGGTTGAAGCTGTCGCTATCCTACGGCCTCGACTATGCGCTGTGCCGGTTGCCCGGGAAAATCTCATCCTATGTCGAGATCAAGGTCAGGCCCGGCCTGTCCCACGGTTTCGGCGACGGGTATTACCTGTCACTGCACAAGGCGATGCGGGCCCGGGAGATCAATGCCGAGACCGGCGCGCCCTGCCATCTCGTCGTCAACTTCCCCGGCGATGGCGACAGCATCTGGCGCGCCGATATGTTCAGCCATCAGGACGGCTGCATTGTCGCGGGGCGCAAGGATCGCGGCGATCCGCTCGATCAGGAGCCGCATGTGGTTTACCCGTGGGAAGCATTCAGGAAGCTGAGATGAGCATCAGCGCCGAACAATATCGCGAGATGGCGAATAAACCGAAGCGGTCGAAGTACGGCAACGTCAAGGTCGTGATCGACGGCGAGAGCTACGACAGCAAGATCGAAGCCGAATTTCACCACCACCTGAAGCTGCGCGAGCGCATCGGCGAGGTCTACGGCATCGTCCGGCAGAAGCAGTTCGTCATCGAGCTGGGCGGCACGCGCATCTGCTCGCTCAAGGTGGATTACTGGTTCTACGACCGGCGCACGCGCGGCATGCGCGCCGTCGACATCAAGGGCGGCGTGTCCGACACGCAGGTGTTCCGGCTCAAGGCGAAACTGGTCAAGGCGATGTTCGGCGTCGAGGTCGAGATCGTCCGGGAGTTTCGCTCATGAGCAACAGCCGCCCATGGTTCAAGTTCTACAGCGCCAACTGGCGCGGCGATCCGGCGCTCAGGGCCTGCAGTCTGGCGGCGCGCGGCCTGTGGATCGATATGATCACACTCATGGAGGAGACGGATGATGGCACCCTGACCCTCCGTGGAAAACCCATCGCCAGCCCGCAGCTGGCGATGCTGGTCGCGGCCCCGCTCGACGAGGTCGAGCCCCTCATCGAAGAGCTGCGCGACAACGGCGTTTTCATGGTCGCAAAGAACGGAATTATCTTTTCCACTCGCATGAAAAACGAGAGAAAAATGCGAGAAAACGGGAAGAAAAATGCGAGAAAAAGGTGGGGAAAGAACACCAAGCAAGATACTGAAAAACCAGAACAAAAATCACACCCCAATGGGTTACCCAATACACCTGCGCGCGCGCCATCGCGACCTAGAGGACAGAGGACAGATGCTGCATCTGATCTCAGTGGTAGTTCTGATCTGTTGCACGGGCGCGCGCTGAGCAATGGCGCAGCCAAGGCGAAAAAACCGTCCCGCCTGCCGGAGGATTTCGCCCCGGATATCGTCTACGCCACCGAGCAGGGCCTGACCGCCAAGCAGGCCATCGCCGAGGCCGAGAATTTCGCGGACTACTGGCGCGCCAAGCCCAAGGACAACACCAAGCTGGACTGGCCAGCGACGTGGCGCACATGGGTGCGCCGTGCAGCTGATCGCCCTCCGTCCCGTCGGGCGCAGGGGCCGCCACCCGGGCGCTGGTCGGTCGGTGATGTGGCAATGCGGCGCTTGCGGGAAATGGAGGAAAATGACGATGACGACAGCGATATCGACAAGGGTTTTCGACAAGGCGACGCGCAAGCAGATGCTGAGAAGCCTCGCCATGTTGCGTCCACTGCCGTCAAGATTGACCGAAGAGATTGACGCGGAAGTGAGCACAGAGGTTTACCTGATCGCCCTCGATGGCGTCACGGTGCATGCGCTGCAGGAGGCGACGCAGGCCATTCTACGTGGCAGCCTCGGCCACGCGTTTCACCCGTCGCCGCCTGAGTTCAGGCTGCTGTGCAATCAGATGATGAAGCCGATCTACGACGAGATGACCAAGCAGCGCATGCTCGAGCTGGAGCTGGAGGAGAAACCGCAGCCCATCGCACTCGAGCCCGGCTGGCGCGAGCGCGCCGAAGCGACGCTGAAGACGTTTCACGATGCGAACGCACTGCTGTCTGAGCCCGAAGAACCCGGCAAGCCACCCGAACCAAAAATCCACGATTACAGCCAAGAAACCGAGATTGAAATCACACCAGCGATGCAGCGCTATCTGCAGCAACAGGAGAACTGACATGGCCGATCCCCTCACCACCGAACTGGAAAACGCCGTCGAGCAAGGCCTCGCTCAAGGCAGCGCTCTCGGCTCCGGCGCTCAGCGCATGACCGGCAGCAACCGCGCCAGCAACAACGGCTTCAGTGCTGCCATGGCGCAACCACCAGAAACCATGGGCGATGTGCTCGCAGCACTGGAGACACGCCACGATATGATCAAGCGCCAGATCGACGCCCTGATCGGCGATCTGCAGGCCCTGCGGGAGCAACTGTGATGCCCAACCCCATCGTCATCGACATCAGTCACCACAACGCGACACCTGACTGGCAGGCGCTCAAGGCTGGTGGCACGCTCGGTGTGATCCTGAAGGCGACCGAAGGCGCGAGCTATGTCGATCCGACCTTCCAGAGCCGATGGGCTGCAGCCAAGGACAATGGCCTGCTTCGGTCGGCCTATCACTTCCTCAGGCCCGGCGACATGGTCACGCAGATGCAGTGCTTCCTGAGGACGGTCAACCCGTCGCGCACCGAACGGCTGGTGATCGACTACGAGGATGCCGACGTCTCGTTCGCCGATCTGGAGAAGGCAGCGCAATATCTGCTCAATGCCGGTGTGCAGACGACGATCTACGGCTCGAACGTGCTGGTTGAAGCCTGCAAGGGCAAAGCCTCGCCGATCCTGTCGAAGACCAGCCTGTGGCAGGCAAGGTACAGCTCGAACGAGCCTGCTGTGCCCAGCATCTGGCCGACGTGGTCGCTGTGGCAGTTCACCGAGAAGGCCAAGGTCAGCGGCATCAATGGCGCTATCGACGGCAACCACTGGAACGGCCATCCATCCAACCTGCCAGCGTGGTTCGACAGCTCTCTGGCCCTGCCACCGGTCGAGCCATATCCTGAGCCCGAAGAGGTCCCGCATGTGGTGATCACCATCCAAGGCAAGCCCGGCATAATCATCCACATCAACAATCAGGTGCTCGAGCTATGAACGTCAAAGACCCGATGCCATCGTGGTACCTGCTCGTAGGGCTGTTCGCTGGTTTTGCAGTGGCCATCCTGATCGGTTTGGTGCTGTCATGACCCATCCACGCTGGAGAGAGCTGCAATCGCTGCTGATGCACGAAGCGACGGACAATGGTATCCGGTTGAAGACCGATCTGGCGGAACGGCTCGAGATCAACCCGAGCAAGCTCAACCGCTGGATCGCGAGGCGGGTGATGCCCTCACGGGCGCATCTGCAGTACCTCAGCGACATGACCGGAAACGAGGCCTACAAGCAATTACGGCCACCAAAACGGGAGAAGAGCGATGCCCAGTGAAGTCACTCTCAGCGTCAAACAGGAGATGTTCATTCTGTTCATCCTGAAAGGTGAAGCAGGATCAAAGGCTTACAGGCTCGCAGGTTATAAGGCTGGCAATGATGACGTGGCTGAAGTCAACGCCTCCAAGTTACTAAGCTCGCATAAGGTGGCAACCCGGTTGAATGAGCTGCGTCAGGTGGTGCAGATCAGGCATGTTGTGACGACTGACAGCCTGACGACAAAGCTGTTCACCATTCTGGCTGGTGCCGAGAAGGATGGGAAATGGGCCGCCGCAGCCAGCGCGGTCCAGCTGATTGCGAAACTCCACGGCCTCCTGATCGACCGCTCTGAGGTCGAGGTCACCCATCGTCCAGCGCCCTTGCCGACCAAGCTGCTCGAGCTGTCAGAGGAGGAATGGAGGCAGCAGTTCGCCATCAAAGGCCCAGCAAAGACTGGGGTTGTCACGTCACCAACGAACGTTGACAAGTGACAATGCGATCAATAAGGTGTGAGCAGGTGCCAACCACTGACCCGGCCAAGACGCCCCCCGGGGGGTCATCGAAGGCGGGGGGTGGGGGGAGCAGCGGGGGCCCACCCCACACACACATTTTGAACTTTTACGAACGGAGTGACGACATGCAGTACGTGACCTACCAGCGAGTGTCGACCCAAGAGCAGAAGAAGTCTGGCCTTGGCCTGTTGGCCCAGCAGCGCGACATCGACATCTACCTGACGACCTACAGCGACGTGCCCTACGAGGTCATCGGTGAGTTTGCCGACACCGGGAGCGGTGCTGACAATGGCCGCCCTGAGCTGCAGAAGGCACTGGCACTGGCCAAGAAGACCGGAGCCACCCTGCTGGTGGCCAAGCTGGATCGTCTGTCCCGCCGCGTCAGCCAGATCGCCCAGATCATGGAGGACCCGAAGATCACGTTCCGCGTCGCCACGATGCCACATGCCGATAAATTTCAGCTGCACATCTACGGTGCTTTGGCCGAACAGGAGCGCGAGTTCATTTCCCTGCGCACCAAGGCTGCACTGGCACAGGCGAAGGCCCGGGGCGTCAAACTGGGCGGTTATCGCGGCAATGCCCTGACCAAGGCCAACACGGCCCGCACGGCAACGGCAACGGCCATCGCGGTCAAGCTGGCTTCTATGGTCGGCCCGATGCGCCGCGACGGCATGACACTCGAGCAGATCGCCGACCGCCTGCAGGAGCAAGGCGTCCAGACCCCGCAGAACGGCACATGGACAGCCAAGGCGGTTTCGAGGGTGCTGGCGAGGGTGATGGCATGAAACTGCACCCCGAGCTTGAAGTGCTGGTGACGCCGCTCGAGGCCAAGGACAAGCTCCTCGGCCCCACGGTGACGATCCACTTACAGGGTTGTCCGCGCCTGCTGGTGTCGGAGGAAGACTTCGCCAAGGTGCAGGCGCTGCTCGGTTCCGATATGTCGGGGCGGCAGGTCATGCTGGCCCCGGCCGAGGACGACGACGTGCGGATCAGCATCCGGCTGGTGCCGTCATGAGCAAGCGCACCTACATCTGCGACCATTGTGGCGAGGAGTGCCTGTCGAGCTGGGACGACGAGCACGCCGTCGCCGAGTACGAGCGCGCCTATGGCAAGCCGTATGATCCGTCACAGGTGGCCGAGGTCTGCGACGACTGCTACCGGCAGGTGCGGGCATATCAAAAAACGGAAGTGGAGAGTGACATGGACCAGAAGCAGAACATCGACCCGGATGGCACACCGGCCTCGAAATTCATCAACGATCTGATGATCCGGCTCCTGCAGGAGACACCGAACCCGGAGGACCAGCCTGCGCCGGACGAACAGCAGCGTGGCCACATCATCATGGGCGCGCTGGTCTCCCTCAACGCCGGGGTGATCGCCAACGTCATTTCCACCCCGGGGAACCGGGAGGTGGTCATGCAGGTGGTCATGCAGCTCGCCTCGGAGGTGTTCGAGGAGGTCGCCCGCCTGCAGCCGCAGGTCACGGCCAGCCGGGGAATGAAGCAATGACCCGCTATGCCACCAGAACCGTCGTCAAGGTCGAGCGCCGCCTGTGGGATGTCGAGAAAATGGACTTCGTCAGCCACACGTTCGAGATCGCCTTCAACGCCAACGCCATCCCGTCCAAGGTCTACAGCGATGCGCTGAAGTCGAAAAACGGGGTGGCCTCGCGGGTCTACAAGGCCATCATCGTCAGGGAAACGTCATGACCGGCCATCTCAGCCTGTGGACGGTGTGCCGGTTCCCCGAGGATTACCCGGACAAATACACCGCCCGGCGCGCTGAAATCCATTCGGGCGGGACCACGGTGATGACCGGCGAGGTGTTCGTCGGCGACACCCTCGGGGAGGTGCGGCAGCGCATGCGCAATCTGGGCCTCGTCTGCCTGACGCGGCACCCGGAAGACGATCCGGTCATCGTCGAGGTGTGGCTCTGAGGAGGGGCAAGGGAGATGGCAGAGCCGACAGGACTTGTGGAACCGGCCATCATGCAGCTGCTCTCCCTCGGCGCGCCCGGCGCTGTCATCATCGCGCTGGGTTTTGCCGCCTATCGTTTCTACAATCGCAATCAGGAGTTGACCGACACACTGATCACCATGACCCGGGAAACCGTCAAGGCGCAGGAGGCGGCAACCGATGCGATCAATCGCCTGACCGACCTGCTGCGCTCGACGCGACGGCTTCCCCCAGCGGAGTGACGCCAGTGAAAGAGTTTTTGAAAATGCTGTTCAGGCCCCAGAGCGCGACCCGCCGGGAGATGCTCGACAGTGTCGTGCAGTCGCGGCAGGAGATGGAAAAGGCCTCGAGCCGACTGGAATTTGTCATCCGGCTGCTCATTCAGGAGAATGACCGGCTTGCAAGAAGGGAGCGGCGCAATGCTCAAAAGCCTAGCACGTAACGGCAGGATGCAGGTGGCGATTGCCGCACTGATCGGCGGGTTCTTCGCCCTGCGGGAGCTGCTTGATCCCAGCCTGCTGATGAGCCTCCTCAACGGCGTGTTCGCTGGCGCGGTCGTCACCCTCGTCGCCGCCTATTACCGGCTGATCGTGGCCGCGATACGCGGGAACGGCGAACAAGGCCGGGTGCAGCAGATGGCGCTCGGCCTGTTCGTGCTGTGGATGTCGATGGTCGTCAATGTCGGCGTCTCGATCTATGCGCGATCCACCGAATTTGACCCGACGACCTACACGGGAGCCGCAGCCGCGCGCTACCTCGCCATCATCGCCGCCGTGCTGCAGATGCGCTCGCTCGACTACGCCTACGCGCTGTTCCACGGCCGCGACAGGACCATGATCGCGGCGAGCCTCTTTCTCGGCGTCGCGGTCGCCATCGCCGTCGTCGCCCTGCAGCAATGGTGATCACGGGCCGATGACAATCCTGTGATCGAGTTTTCTTGGGAAAAGAACAACTGGGGGTTGAAAACTAATTACTTTGATTTAAACCCGGTATGTCCGGAGGAGGACAATTCATGACTATGAGCACGCTTTCGCCAATGGCGCAGGAGATGAAAAAGGCAGTTCTCGACCTGCCCGGGTTGAAACCAGCCGACATCGACCGTACCCTCCAAGTAATCATTTCTTGCGAAAAAGTGATGCTTGAAGCAATGGGAGAATTTGTCGCAGAGCGGGTCAAGAGGCGCTTCACCGAGGTGTTTTCCATCGGCTTTGCCATGGGCGTCGCCGTGGCCTCCGTCTTCGCCGCAACCGGGTATATGCTGTCATGAGCGCCCCCCTGACCATCGAGAACTGCTGGCTCGCCGTCTCGGTCGACGACAATGGCGACGAAGGCGTCTGTGCCGCCCTGATCGGCCATGCATGGATGCCGCTGATGGCCGCCGACCGCGCCCGGCTGCCCTTCGTCATCGAAGCGGCCGGAAAGATCGCCGACGAGACCGGCCAGACCATCAAGATCATCCGCCTGACCGAGCGCTCGGAGATCAAGACCATCACACGGAGGACGTCATGATCCCACTGAGCATCCATCTTGACGGCGACAACTGCTGGCCGGAGATGAAGGAATGGATCGAGGCGGATGGCCTGCAGATCGCGGTGTTGCCGAGCGGCACGTCGAGCGGCAGGCCGAGCGTCACCATCCGCATCGAGCTGCCGACCGGCGAGATCGTCCTCGCCCAGACCACCGCCCGGCTGTTCTGTTCGGCTGGCCGCATGATCACGTCCCGCTATCCCGACCTGTTCGAGGGAGATTGAGCCATGACCGCAAGAACGAGCGAGCTGCTCGCCGTCGAGCTGGACAAGGTCGGCCTGATCGGCATGGCCCAGATGGCCCGGGAGGACAAGTTCCACGACTTCCTCTCGTCGCTCGACGATGGCGTGAGCGCGCTGGTCGAGATGCTCGGGGTGGCGGCCGCCGGTTGCCCTGACGCGATGCGGCGCATGGCTATGATCACCCTGCGCGACCGGGTGATCAACGGCGAGTTCGACGCCGACACGGCCGAGAGCGAGGCATGGGCCGAGAGCGAGGACGGTCAGGAGGCCTTCAACATGCTGATCAAGGACAAGTGATGAGCGCTCCTGCTTTGTTCCGCTCCGACAGCCTCGCCCCGGTGCGCGCCACCCGGGCCATGCTGCATGAGATGGCGGCGACGTTCGCCGAGGAGCAGTTCGCCCAGCAGGGCAGTGCCCCGTTCATGTGGCTCATCGGCTGCGGCTCGCGCATCATCTGGGTCGAGACCGACTGGGAGGACGACGCCGAGAAGGAGACCTCGGTCAGGTTCATCCGCAAGCTGGCGCAGCAGCTCGGGGCCGACTGCTACACCTTCATTGCCGAGGCGTGGGTAAGTGTCACGCCCCGGGCCGAGTTCGAGCGCGGCACGCGGGTGCCTCCGAGCGAGCGGCCCAAGGCCGAGCGCGACGATATCCTGATGGTGCTTTCCGTCGACCACACCGAGAACAAGACCAGCCGCTGGCTGGTGACCGAGCGCCGCCATGGACTGAATTTCCTCGGCCCCCGGGTCGATCAGGAGGACATGCCCGCGACCGGGCAGATGCTGAGCATTTTGAAGGGATGGTCATGAGCACTCTGGCCAGTTCTATCACCGTTTTCGCCAGCTGCTTCACCGCCGGGTGGGTCGTCGTCGGCTGGTTCATGCAGATGCGGGTCAATCAGGCGCAGATCAAGCTGAACATGCTGCAGCGCGAAATGGTCGTTCACCTGCTCGCCCGGGTCGATCATCTCGAGCGGCAGGTGCTTCCCGAGCATGAGCTGCGGGAGGAGAACCATGTCCACTGAGCGCAAATGCGGCGACTGCCAGCTCTGCTGCAAGCTTCTGCCGACCAAGGAGATCGGCAAGGTCGCCAACACCCGCTGCGAGCACCAGCGCACCGGCAAGGGCTGCATGATCTACGACCGGCGGCCGTTCTCCTGCAGTTCGTGGAGCTGCCGCTGGCTGCTCGAGGATGACACCGCCGATCTGTCGCGGCCCGACCGTTCCCACTACGTCATCGACCTGATCCCCGACTATGTGACGGCCGTGCATGAAGACGGCCGCAAGGACGATATCCCGGTGCTGCAGGTCTGGGTCGACCCCGCCCATCGCGACGCCCACCGCGATCCGCATCTCAGGGCCTACATTGCCCGGCAGGGCGAGAAGTACGGCATGGCGGCACTGATCCGCTTCGGTTCGTCCGAGGCCTTCGTGCTCGCCCCGCCCGCCATCTCCGCTGACGGCCAGTGGCACGAACAGAGCGGCGACTGCAGCCGCAAGGAGCACTCGCTCGCCGACACCCTGTCGAAGTTCGGCGGCCGCGTGATCATGGAGGAACGGCCATGAGCAAGAAGACGGCGCAGGAGATGGCCGAGTGGATGGCCCAGCTTGCCGACGACTTCAACTCCAAATGGATCGGCACCTACATCCTCGACGAGAACCACCAGCCGGTGAAGGCCAGCACCCTGACGTGGGCGCGCTGCCTCGAGATGAGCGACCGCCAAGTCGCCCTGTCCGAGACCGAGCTGCATGAGGTGTCGACGGTGTTTCTCGGCCTCGACCACTCTTTCGGCAATGGCCCGCCGATCCTGTTCGAGACCATGGTGTTCGCCCGGGAACGCGGCGGCGACGGCCAGCGCCTCGGCGACGACCTCGGTCTCATGGACCGCTATGCCACTTGGGACGAAGCGCTCAAGGGTCACAACGACATCCTGCGCGAGGTATCGAAGCTGGAGGGAAAAGCCACAGAAAAACTGAAATCACTGCAATCACCACCAGAAAGGAACTAGGCATGACCGCATCATTGGCAACGCACACGGGGGCAGCCCGTCGCGGCTGGCAGACCGAAACCGGCACCGAGTTCACGTTCAAGGACATCGCAGAGCTGTGCGCCTTCCTGCAGCACGAAATCCAGAGTTCGAAACGCAAGTACAAGAAGATCGCCGAAATGGCCGGGTGCTGCCCGGCGACCGTCAGCAACATGGCCTCCGGCACCACCATCTACCCGCGCGCCGGGACCGTCTTCGCCATGCTGCGCGTGCTCGGTTACGAAGTCGTGATCCGCGCATGACGTCGGCCTATCGCGACAGGCTCGAGCGCGAGCTGGCCCGCATCCGCAGCGTCGCCGACGACTTCGAAGCGGCGCTCAGGGTTGAGGCCCTGCTCAACGGTACGGGCGAAAGCCCGAGCAAGGTTCTGGAGCTGAAGGCGGATGACCCGAAAAAGACCTCGGGCAAGATCACCATCCGCAAGATCGCGGCCGACGAGCCTGTCCCGGTGGAAAAGCCCGGGAAGCCAAAGCGGGTGCGCCAGAGCGCCGATCACCAGCTTTGGCGCGGCCGGGTGATGGACTACATCCGCGCGCATGGCACAGCGAAGTCGGGCGAGCTGCTCGAGCATTTCGGCATCGCCAACGGCAGCAAGGCGGAGAAGCAGGTGCTCTACCAAGTGATGTATGATCTGCGCCGCCTCAAGCAGCTGGCCCGGGGCGACGATCTGGTCTACCGGCTGCCCTGACGCCAATTTTCCAATTCCGCCCTACCCCTAGCTCCCCCGCTGTGCGAAGGGGCGGATGAAGGCGGTGCCGCTCCAACACATCCCCCCAGATGCCCCGGAGCGGCACCGTCCGAAATTTGAAATTCTGCCCCGACCTCAACCCCATCATAAGCAGGGGCGGATGACGGCGGCACCGCCCTGCTGTTTGCACCAATAGGCAGTCAGGGCGGTGCCGCCTGATTGACACCGTTCGAACGGGTCAGATACTTGAGATGGCCATGGTCAATGGCCGCGTCATCCACCGCTTTGTGCCGCAAGAGGCACAGATGCCCTACATCACAAGCCCGGCCGACATCACCGTCTTCGGTGGTGCGCGCGGTGGCGGCAAGACGTTCGGCAGCCTCGGCGACTGGTGGCTGCACAGTGAGAGCCACGGGGTCAACGCACGCGGCCTGATGCTGCGCAAGCGCCTGACCGATCTCAAAGACACCATCGACATCGCCAAAAACCTGTTCGGCAATGCTGCCGTCTGGAAGAAGGACGACAGCTGCTTCGAAATGCGGAACGGCGGCAAGCTGTTCATGGCCTACCTCGAAACCGAAAGCGATGCCGAGGGCTATCAGGGCTGGTCGCTGACCCGGGTCTACCTCGAGGAGATCACCCAGTTTTCGTCGCTGACGCCGATGCTGAAGCTGCTCGCGACCCTGCGCTCACCGGCTGGGGTCCGCTGCCAGATGAAGGCGACCTGCAACCCCGGCGGCCCCAGTCACTTCGCCGTCAAGTCGATGTTCATCGACAACGGCCCCAACAACATCGTTGTCGATCCTGAAAGCGGCGTCAGCCGCGTTTTCATTCCCTCCCGCGTCATCGACAATCCGGCGCTGCTCGAAAGCGATCCCGGCTACATCAACCGCCTGCGCGCGGTCGGCAGCGCAACGCTGGTCAAGGCGTGGCTCGATGGCGACTGGGATGTGGTCGAAGGGGCGTTTTTCCCGGAATTTTCGAAAAACCGCCATGTCATTACACCGTTCCCGGTGCCGTCGCACTGGATCAAATTCCGTTCGATGGACTGGGGCTCGGCCAAGCCGTTCTCGGTCGGCTGGTGGACCGTGGCGCAGAACACCTTCGCCCATGACGGCCACGTCATCCCCCGGGGTGCCATCGTCCGCTATCGCGAGTGGTACGGGGCCAAACCCGGTTTCGGCAATATCGGCCTGCACATGACCGCCGAGGAAGTGGCCCGCCACATCCTGAAACTGGAGACCGACGAGGACGGCAAGCGCGAATATATCGCCTACGGCATCCTCGACCCGGCCGCCTTCGCCGTCATCTCCGGCCCGTCCATCGCCGAAACCATGCTGCGCTCCAAGGTCGTCTTCCGCCGCGCCGACAACATCCGCGTTTCGCGCGACAAGCGCATGGGCGGCTGGGACCAGCTGCGCAACCGGCTGAAGGGCGACGAGGACGGCAACGCGATGATCTTCGTCATGGAACACTGCCGCGACCTCGTCCGCACCCTGCCGATGATGGTGCATGACCAGCACAACCCGGAAGACCTCGACACCGACAGCGAAGACCACGCCGTCGATGAATGCCGTTATGCCTGCATGTCACGACCTTTTACCCAAATCACCCTCGATCTCGAAAGCCGCAATCCGTACCTCGTCAAAAACGCCTTCAAGCTGGAAGATTGACGAAAGTGCCAAATCGGACCGATAAACTGGGGTTACTAGGGCTAAATCGCGACATGCGCCACCAAAGCGCAAGGATTGCTTGATGCCCTCGTCGACATCCTACACCGATGACAAACCAGCTGGCGTTGATCCGCTGACCGCTGCCTCCGACAAGCCCGACCGCGTCGACGTCGACGCCCCCGTCGCCGGGCAGGTCACCGAAGACGACCCCATCGACCCCAAATACTGGCTGCGCTGCCTCGAGGACGCCGAACGGGCCGAGCAAAACTGGCGCAAGCGCGGTCGCCAGATCATCGGGATATACCGGAATGAACATGGAACGGGTGGTATTGGCAAGGCTCGCAAAGGCACGACACAGATCACTTTCAATATACTTTATGCGAATACTGAGACGATGCTACCGGCGATTTACCAGAAGCCGCCGCAGCCGGTCGTCAGGGCCCGCTTCTCGCAGCCAGACAAAGAACCGCCGCCCCCGCCCATGGTGGGGCTGGCTCCGCCCCCCGGACCCGCCATCGCTCCCGGACCCATGGGCCCCGGAGGCGCACCCTTGCCCCCAATGCCTCCCACAGGTCTCCCCGATGGGCTCGGTCCAGTGGACCCCGGCCTCGGCCCCCAGCCTGAAACCATCGGCCAGCCCGGCCTCCCGGGTGCAATGGCCCCGGAACCTGTGCCGGGCATGGCTCCGCCGCCAGCCGCTCCAGTGGTGGGCCCGTCGCCGAGCCAGAAAGCCATCGAGACCGCTGCCAGTGTCATGGAAAAGGCGCTGGAGATAGTCGTCGACGACGAGCAGAGCGACGAGAGCGTCAAGGCGGCGATCAAGGATGTGCTGCTGCCCGGGCGCGGCGTCTGCCGGGTCAGGTGGAAGCCGCAGATGGAACAGCGGCCGGTCACGGCCGGGGACGGCACAACGCCGCTGCCCAATCCCGGCGTCGCCCGGGGCATGGGCGACAATGGCGGCCCGCCCATGGAAGAGGTCAAGGTCTGGGAAGAGGTCGGCGACGAATACGTCTACTGGGAGGACATCCTGATCGACCCGGTCAGGGCCGCCGAGAGCACCGACTGGATCGCCTTCCGCCACCTGTTCGGCGAGCAGGCGCTGGTCGACGAGTTCAGCGGCAACGAGATTTTTGACAAGTTCGTCGAGAAGGGCCGCCTGTCGGACCTCCTGAAATGGACCGAGGAGAGCGCCGCCAAGGATGCTGTCGGCGGCGGGTCAGCGATCCGCACCAGCGACAAGCTCGGCGACGTCATCAAGAAGGCGATGGTCTGGGAAATCTGGGACCGCGTCAAAAAGCGGGTCATCTGGTTCATCCGCGATGCGGGCGGGCTCACCCTGCGCGTCGACCCCGACACCTACGGCCTGCAAGGCTTTTACCCGATCCCCCGGCCGATGCTCGCCGTCACCACCACTGACACGCAAATTCCGCGCGCATTCTACGAACTCTATGCCGATCTGGCCGCCGATCTCGACGAGACGTCGCGCCGCATCTCCAACCTGACCAAGCAGATCAAGGTGCGCGGTGGCTACAATTCGGCCTCGGGCGCCATTGCCGATCTCCTGAAGGCCGACGATCAGAAAATGATCCCGGTCGACGGCGTCGACATGCTCAACGGCGGCCTGCAGAACCACATCTGGCTTGTCCCCATCGTCGATTTCATGGCCGCCCTCGACAAGCTCTACACCGCCCGCGAGCAGGTCAAGCAGGCGATCTACGAGATCATGGGCATCTCCGACATCATGCGCGGCGCAACCAAGGCCAGCGAGACTGCCACGGCGCAGCGCATCAAGGGCTCCATGGGCATGGTGCGGCTGCAGGACCAGAAGCAGCAGGCAGGCAATTTCGTTCGCGACCTCTTGCGGATGAAGGCCGAAATCATCGCCCAGAACTTCGACGCCGAGACGCTGAGCGCCATGACAGGCGAGGATGTCACCCCCGAGGTGATGGCAATTTTAAGATCCGATTTCCAGCGCACCTGCGCGGTCGATATCGAGGCCGACAGCACCGTCACCGCCGATCTGCAGGAAGAGCAGCAGTCGATGGCGATGATCATGCAGAGCGTGCAGGGGGTCATGCAGGGCGCGGCGCAGATGCTGCAGACCGGCCTCCTGCCACCAGCGCAGGTGATGCAGCTATCGCTCGAGATGCTCAAGATGTTCCTCGGCCCGATCCGCTATTCGCGCGGCGTCGTCGAGCTGATCAACACCTTCATGGAGCAGCTGCAGAGACAGGCCGCGCTGCCACCACCCCCGATGCCTGGCCCACCACCTCCCGGCGCTGGGCCACCTGCGCCGAACGGAGGCCCCCCGGGCGGTGGACCGTCCACTTCGCCGCCACCCGGGGGCGCAAAACCCCCACCCAACGGCATGCCACCCGGCATGCCACCAATGCAGTAGGAGAACGCCATGTCTGCCAAAGAAAAGCCCGAAGCAAACGAGCCTGCCGCTGATCCGCTGACCACGGGACTGCCCGGGGAAGCCTACCAGAACGAGCAGTTCAAGTCGGACCCCGACCCGGTGTCGCCCGCCGTCGAGCCGGAGAAGGCCACCCAGCTCGACATCGCCCCCAACCAGCCCTATCCGACCGGCGGCGCGACGCCGGAGCCTGACGAACCGGCCAAGGGGAAGAAGCCATGAGCCAGTCCCTGCCACGCCCGATCACCGCAGCCATGGTGACCCCGGCCTACGTGCCGGTGATCACCTACAAGGGCGGCCAGTCGGGCGATGACGTCACCCAGTCCTCGGCCAACTCGACCGGCAGCTATGCGCCGCGCACTCAGGCCCAGCGGGCCGGGCAGCTCGGCGTCGGCATGGCGGTCGACGTCACCACGCCGCGCGGCTGGATCGATCCCAACGAGCCCTATGCCGCCGCGCCAGCCGCTCCGGTGCTGACCTCGATCTCGCCGACAACCGGCGTCCATGGCGCGGCCAACATGGAGGTCACCCTGACCGGCACCGGCTTCACGCCCAAATCGTCGGTCTACACGGGCGGGGTGATCACCCCGTTCTACAGCTATGTGTCGCCCACCCAGATGAAGGTGACCATCGACCTCGTCAATTCGGTCGCGGGCGTCATCGACATCAAGGTCTTGGACCACGGCCTGCTGTCGGCAGCCCGGCCGTACACGATCACATGACCGGCCCGAGGGACACGCCGCGTTTCGGGGTGCCGGTCGACTACAGCACCGGGGAGCCGCTGACCGAAGCGCAGATCGGCCGTCTGGAGCGCCTCGACGAGGCCTACAAGCAGCTGCTGATCGTGATGCATGTTGCCGAGGGCACCGACCCCGGCAACCCGCAGTTCTCCTCGCGGCGCATGGCCATCGCCGGTACCCAGATCGAACTGGGGATGATGATGGCCCGGCGCGCCGCACTGGAGGCAAAATGACCATCTGGGTCTACCGGGGAGGCGTGTTGGTCATGAAGGAGCTGGAGCGGTCTGGGTTGACGCCTGTCCGCTCCAGCTTCCCGACGCCGATGATCAGCCGCATCGAGGCCTACGAGAGCCCGATAGACGGCAAGGAAATCACCAGCTGGGGCCAGCGCAACGCCGAGATGCGCGAGCATGACACCTACGATCCGAGGGACATGCCCGAGGGTCATGTCTACGAAAAGTCGAAAGGACGACGCCATGAGTGACACCGACAACGGCCGACCAGAAGACGTACAGGTCGAAGAGGCCCCGAAAAGCCTGCGTGAGATCGCGGAACAAAGCTGGAACGAGGTCGAGGCCGAAGCGGCGGAAGAAGCCGCGCAGGAGACCGGCGAACCGCAAACTGGACAAGAAGGCCGAAGCAGGGATAGCTTGGGCCGGTTCGCACCATCGGGAGAGCAGTCGCAAGACCCAGCCCCGGGAACACAAATTCAGGCACCCACAGGTGTGCAGCCTCACCCAGCCCCCGAGGGGAGTAGCAGTGAAGCGCCTGCGCATTGGAGCCCTGAAGATCGCAACACATTCCAGAAACTGCCGAAAGAGGGTCAAGACTTCCTCCTGCGGCGGCACACCGAGATGGAGCGCGATTATCAGGGGAAGGTGCAGCAGAGCGCGACAGCAGTGCAGTTTACGCAAGCCGTTGCGCCCGTCTTCGAAGAGCCCCGACTGAAGGCCTCATTGGCCAACGTCGACGGTAGGCCGCTCCACCCGGTTCACGCGATCCAGCAGTGGGCGGCCTTCCATCTCCGCGCCATGGACCCCGATCCACGGGTGCGGCAGGGGCTCTTGCAGGAGCTGGCGCAACGCATGCAACTGGACCCAGCGGCCCTCGGCAACTCGCCGCCGCAAGGCTTGTCCGAACAGGATATGGCCGACCCGGCAATTCGCTATTTTGTCGATCACGTCGGCAAGACGGTGCAGGAAGTTCAGGCCCTGAGGGGTGAGTTGAATACGTTCAAGGCTTCCGAACAGGAGCGCCAGAACGAGGCCGTCCTCAGGACCACGCGACAAGGGATCGACAGTTTTGCCGAGGCAAAGGACCCACAGGGAAACAAGCTTTATCCGCATTTCGATGCGGTGCTCCCGCAGCTCATCGAGCTGTTCCGGGTCGACCCGAACCGCGATCTCAAGGAAGCATATGACACCGCTGTCTGGATGGCTCCAACCGTCCGGCAGGGTCTGCTGCAGCAGGAGCGATCCCGCGACGAGCAGAAGCGCCAAAACGGTCGTGCCTCACTGGCGGCACGCGGCAACATTCGTGGCCGCACATCTCCCGTCAGCAAGCCCGACACCAATGGCACGGGGCCAAAATCCTTGAGGGACACGATTGCAGCGGCTGCAGATGAGGTCGGCTTCGAGGGCTGAGTGCCCAATGGAGCTGTGCCATGGCCGAACCTACGGTCAATCAACTGGTCGCGACGACCATCGCGAACTACCACAAGCAATTTGCCGACAACGTCAGCAATTCGAATGCCGTCACCGCGCTTCTGCGCATGGGCGACCGCATTCGGACGGTCGACGGTGGCCGGTCGATTGCCTGCCCGCTGACCTACGCCGAAGAAACCTTCGCGTGGTACACCGGCACCGAGCTGCTCTCCCGGGCAGTGAAGGAAACGATCTCGGAGGCGGACTACGAGCCCGCCAACGCTGTCGCATCGGTCACCCTGTCGGGTCCCGATCTGGCAAAAAACAAGGGCAAGGAGCGCACCCTCAACCTGCTCGAGGGCAAGCTCGATAACGCCGAAGCCACGATGAAAAACAACATCACCAAGGCCGTCTATGGCGACGGCACGGTGGCGAAGTCTTTCGCCGGGCTGAAGGCGTTCATCACCGATGATGGCACCGGCACTGTCGGCGGCATCAATGCGACCACATGGCCGTTCTGGAAGAACCAGTTCCAGTCTGTCGCCCGGGCAACCGGCCTGCAGTACCCGGCCCTGAAAGCTGGCATGAACGCGCTGTGGATGAAGCTCATCCGTGGCACGGAAAAGCCGGACCTCGTCCTCGGCGACGGGGAGGTCTATGCGACCTACGAAAGTGGCCTGCAGGAGAACCAGCGCTACGCCGACGCCAAACTGGGCGCGCTCGGCTTCGAAACCCTCAAGTACAAGTCGGCCGCCATCGTTTTCGACGGTGCGGCCACCGGTCTCGTCGGCGGGTACATGGTCAACACCAAGTACCTGAAGCTCGAGGTCTACGAGGGGCGCAATTTCGACGCGCTCGACCTGCCTGACCAGTCCCCGGACATGGACGCCATCACCAAGCACCTCGCCTTCATGGGAGCGATAACGCTCTCCAATCGCGCGATGCAGGGACGGCTGCTCCTGACCGGAACGTAAGAGCCGGAAAACCCGGCAAGTCACTCTGCCGGGCTTCTGGGGCAGGTGGTGGGAAGCCCTAGCCCCGCCACCTGCCTTTCACTAGGGCAAAAGAAGGAGCGAAGACATGAACGACAACCCGACACTGGTCCGTTTCTACATCGGCTGGGCCGACACGGGCGCGCCCGGCGCAGACGGCATGCCGCAGTACGAGCAGCAGACGATGATCCAGCTCGACCGGCCGCCATTTCTGTCCGTCACCCGCGTCGCCACCGAAGAGGATATCGACGACCACCCCGAGCCATACCGCCTGTTCGAGAAGGAGCAGAAGGCCAAGAACCTGAAGCCGACCGAGAACGGCTTCCCGCTCGCCCTGTGGCCGGTCATCAACGAATTTCACCTGAAGATGTTCGCTGCCAAGGACGTCTACACGGTCGAGCAGCTGGCCAAGCTCGCCAAACGCAAGGACATGCCGCCCGATTTCATCGAGCTGGCCGAGCGCGCCGCCCAGATGGTCTCCCTGATGAACAGCGGCGGCAAGCACGAAGCGACGATCCGCGAGCTGAAGGGTCAGGTCGAGGCGCTGAAGGAACAGGTCGCCGACGCCCTGAACACCATTGCGACGCAGAAAGAGCTGATGACCACCCTGAAGACGCGGGTGGCGTGAAATGGCCCAGCTCGGCACCGCCAAGGATATCATCAATCAGGCCAGTCAAGAGATCGGCCTGACGCAGAAAGCGATATCCACGGTCACAGGCAACGATCAGGACATCTCCCAGATGCTGTCGCTGCTGTCGAACGTTGCCGACGAGGTGCTGCTCGAGGAACCCTACGACACCCTCCTCGGTGACGGCGTCTGGTGCGTCGACAAGGACGGCAAGCCCAAACTGCAGCCGACCACCGACGACGACGTCATCCTGTTCGACCGGCGTCTGGCCATCGACGGGGCCAAGTACCGTTTCCTGAAGGCCAAGGGCCTCGAGTTTGGCGAGGAGCTGCGCGACTTCACCACCCGCATGAACAAGATCGCGGGGCGCAACACCCGCGTCCTCGACCTCGACACCGACGAGGGGCGCGTCGCATGAGGATGATGCCGGTCAGGAAATACAATGCGAAGCCGATGCAGGTGAAGCGGCAGGCCTCTGACCTGAAGCATTTCACCGCGCCGCTGAAGGGCCTGTCGCTGTCGACGGCGCTGACGCCCGGCGACCCCCTGACCGCGCCGATCCTGTCGAACTGGGTGCTGGAGGAGGACAAGATCACCCTGCGTCCCGGCACCTTCAAGGTGTTCACCGATGTCGACGGCTTCGCGGTCGAGACCATCGTGCCGTTCTACGGCTTCCCCACCGCCAAGGTGGCCGCCACCAATGGCAAGCTGGTGCATATGACCGGGCTGGTGCTCGAGGATGATTTTTCCTCCAACGACTGGTCGTGGACCTCGTTCGTCAATCTCGGCTCGCAGGAGTACACCCTGATGGCCAACGGCTCGGACGGCGTCTGGAGCTGGGACGGGGCCGACGCCTGCGTCAAGGAGACGATCACCTTCACCGGCAATGCGTGGTTCAATCAGGACCACATCCAGATCGTCATGACCCACCAGAACCGCGTCTGGTTCGCCGACCGCGACAATCTGACGGTGTACTATCTGCCGATCCAGCAGAAGAGCGGCAACGTCTCGCAGCTGCCGGTCAACCAGCTGTTCAAGCGCGGTGGCACCATCCGTGCCATGTACACATGGTCTATCGACGGCGGCGCGGGCATGGACGACCGGCTGGTGATTTTCTCATCCAACAACGAGTGCGCCATCTATCAGGGCAGCGACCCGGATGATCCGACAGGCAATTTCGGCCTCGTCGGCGTCTACCGTTTCGACAGCCCGATGAGCAAGCACAGCGTCGTGCAGTATGGCGGCGATCTCTACGTGCTGATCTCCACCGGGCTGGTGCCGATGTCGACCATGCTCAGGGCCGAAGGCGAGAAGCTGGGCAAATCCGACCAGAACGTCGTGACCCTGTTCACCGAGCTATCGACCCCCTATCGCGGCCGCAACGGCTGGTCGGTGCAGCTCGACTACTCGACCGGGCGGATGATCTGCAACCTGCCGCAGGGCGCGCCCAACCGGTACCGGCAGCTGGTCAGGAAGATGCCGACCAACTACTTCGTCGAGTGGGCCGACGTCCCGGCGCGCTGCTGGCAGTGGCTCGACGATCAGATGTTCTTCGGCGACGACAAGGGCAACATCTTCGAGATGCACCCCCGCTACCTGTCGGACAACAATCTGCCGATCCACGTCGATATCCAGTTCGCATGGTCGAATTTCAAGACCCCGGCGCTGAAGCAATTCAAGATGATCCGGCCCTACATCCTGACCGATGGCGAACCCACGCCCTACGTCGACATCCGCACCGACTATGACACCTCGCCGCCCTTCAACCGGCCGGACCTCGCCTTCACCGTCGAGGGGGCCGAATGGGACATCGCGCCATGGGACACCTCGAACTGGGCAGCCGGGGTCCGCTCGGTCGTCCGCTGGAACGGTGTTGCTGGCCGGGGCAGTGTCGGCGCGGCGCGCATCGCCGCCGATCTGATCGGCACCCAGTTCTCGGTTTCCGGCGTCGACGTCGTTTTCGAAAGCGGGAGTATCATGGGATGAGCGTCTCCTTCCGCGCCGATCAGGACTTCCTCGACTTCATGCTCGACGAGCTGCAGCTCGATCTGTCAAAGCAGCAGTTGGACGGCCCGTCGTGGTTTACCGTCACCGTCAGGGCCGAGCACGGCGCTGTGATCGCGGCGCTGGCCTGCGAGTTCTGGGCGGCCTTCGACTGCAAGTTCACGGCTGCGATTGTTGATGAGCGGGCGATCACGCCGAAGCTGCTGCACGTCATTTTCGAAACACTGTTTGCCAAGGCTGTTCGGATTACCGCCGAGGTCGACCCGGACAACTTCGAAAGCATCGACAGGCTGGAGCGCCTCGGCTTCGTCTACGAGGGTTTCAAGCGCAAGGGTCTGGACGGCGTCCATGACGCACTGGCCTACGGCATGCTTGCCGAGGATTGCAATTTTTTGCCGGGAGCTAGGGCCTCCCAAGACGATGTAAAACCGGAGGCCCCCGATGGTATCCCAACCGAAGTCGCCTGATCCCTATGCAACGGCGGCGGCGCAGCAGAGCGCCAATATCGGCTCGTCGGCAGCATCGGCGATCATCAACAATGCCAACGAGAACAACCCCTATGGCTCGGTGAAGTACAGCAACATCGGCTACGAAACCGTCACCGACGCGCAGGGCAAGCCGCAGCAGGTGCCGCGCTACCAGCGCGACGTCACCCTGTCGCCCGAGCAGCAGGGCCTGCTGAACCTTTCCAACCAGACGCAGACCAACCTCGGCCAGCTCGGGGTCTCCCAGTCGTCGCGGCTGCAGGGCCTCTTGGGTCAGGAGATGAACACCGAAGGGCTGCAGGACTGGTCGACCGGCGTTGCCCCGACCGCCTATGACCAGAACGCCTATGGCGAGCAGCGCGATCAGGTGACCAATGCCCTGATGGAGCGCTACCGGACGCAGACCGAGCCGCAACGGCAGGCGCAGGAGGCGAGCCTCGCCGCGCGCGGCCTTGCCCCGGGATCAAACAACTGGGGCTCGGTACAGGACGCCCAGAACCGGCAGGACACCGATCAGACCGCAGCGGCCGTCGTTGCCGGTGGTGCCGAGCAGTCGCGCAT